CTACCTCATCCACCATGGGTTCAATCATCGCCCCATTGTCCTTGCCGCCCAGATATTTCAGCAGTTCTTCCCGCCGGCTCATTCGTCCGCCTCGGGAATCCCTTTGATGATGCTAGTCAGCACAGATAAGATGCCAGCCAGAGCAGAGGCACTTGCCAGAGTAATCCAATCCACGTCTGTCAGCACATAACTGGTGCCAATGGTTGCCACAGCAGTCTGGCAGATGGTTCTCAATGCTCGACCACCGGCTGCTTTCCACCAATTTTTATTTTTCATATTTACCGCTCCCTTCTGGTGGGGAGTCTCTTCAGCTCTTCCACCATCTTTGTAATCGTCCCATTTCCACCCAATTCATGGTAGGCGTT